AACTATTATAGCCAGAGCTAAACAAGATCCAGAATATGAAAAACTAGTAGCTGATGCTAAAGAAACATTTGAAAGAGATGGATTAGTGTTAGAAGATGCCAACGATGCAAACTTTATGGCACGCCTTAGAGATCGTATTGTTAATCAAGGTATGGAAGTTATCATTGAAGGTGCTCGTATAGAACATCCTGAAGATATGATATTTGATGGTGCTAGTCAAGGTGCACTTAAGGCCATTGCTACTTTAAGATCATTACCTAAGCAAGCCGCCGACATTACAATTAAATGGGACGGCAAGCCTGCAATAATATTTGGACGTAATCCTCAAGGACAGTTTGTGTTAACAGACAAGTCAGGATTTACTGCTAAAGGCTACAACGGTCTAGCAACAAGTCCTGAACAATTAGAAAAGATAATGCAACAACGTAGTGGCGAACGAGGTGACCTTGTTAACATGTATAAAACTATATGGCCTGCACTAGAAGCACAAACACCAAAAGGTATGAAAGGTTATCTTATGGGCGACTTGCTATATGTAGGTACACCAACTGAAAGCAACGGTAAGTATACCTTTACTCCAAACACAGTTTCTTATGCAATAGATAAAAGCACAGACCTAGGTGATCAAATAGGTAACAGCATAGCCGCATTGGCAGTACACACATTTAAAAGAAGTCCTGAAGATGCAGGACAACCTTTTAGCGATATTGCACAACTAGGACAAGGACAGGTATTAATACTAGGTCCTAAAATGTCACAAACACCAACTGTTGATGTGCCAGAAGCACAACTAAGTGAACTTGAATCAACAATAAGAAAGAACTCAGATAAAATTGATGTGTTGTTTAATCCAGCAAGCCTACGTGAGTACCAACTTGCTAACTTACCAGCACTAATGAAACAGTACGGTAATGCTAAAGTACGACAAGGTAACTTTAGTAATATGGCAGAAGGCTTTTTAGAGTTTGCATCAACTAAAGTAACTCCACAAAAATTAGAAAGACTAACTAAGTTTTGCACAGACAATGCTCGTGCATTAGAACTAGTGTTTACATTGTTTAGAATGATAGGTGCTATTAAAACTAAAATTGTTAGACAACTAGACGGTGCTAGTTCAGGTATAGAAGCAAGCATAGATGGCGAACCAGGACATGAAGGATATGTTACTAGCGGTATTAAACTTGTAGATAGATTAAGATTTTCAAAATCAAACTTTGCAAAGAACATACAATAATGGAATTTATTAAAGATATTACAGAAGCAAGAATGTATCGTAGACTAGGTCAACTAGCAGGCAAAAATGTCAGCGAGTTAGCTAGCCAAACATTCACACACCTGTTGATGTTAAGATCATTGTATGATCTAGATAAACCTAAAGCAGTTAAGTATGCTAAAGAAATAGTAAACAATTTAAACTTTAATGGCTTCAGAGCAAGTATGCCTGATTTATATAACATGCTGGTCATGATTATAGAACAACACAAATATGCCGACAAGCTGTTTAACAATTGGGAAATAACTGTTCCTGAAATGCGTATTAAACGAGTAATTAGATCTATGTCTCAAGGAGATTTAGATTCAAACGACTTTGCCCAACTAATGTTAATTCTACAACGCAAGTTTCCAAAGTTAGATGGTGATCAAATGCGTATGCGTAGAATGGTGCAAAATACTACAAAATCCACATCATCAGACCGCAAATGGATGCAAAAACGCCTCTTACAAATGTCAAGAAGAGTAGTTAATTCAGACTTACACCAGCTATATCAACAGGTTAGCGGAGTAAAACTAGATACATAATTTTGGTAATTTCAGCTAAATAAGTGCAGGGAAGAAACAAATTCCCATATATTAGGAGAAATACAAAATGGCATTATTAACAAGATCACATCCAGTAGCAACAGGTAACGATACTGAATCAATAGGTAACCTACAATTTTTAACAGTAGATTATGTAGCAACAGCGGCTTCAACAGGCCCTGAAGGTGCACAAGCGGCTGTACTTAAAGCAGTTGCCGCAACAGCAACAATTGTAGCAGTTGGTCCAATGTTGGACACAAACACACAACAAACATTTGCTGTTGAAGCAATTAGTGGTGACAACGTAGTAGCGTCAACACTTGAGACTGCAATTCGAGCATTAGGCACAGTTGACTCAGTTAACTTAGGTAGTGCAACAGCTACACTTACGAAATTAGGTATCTTAACAGCGGCCGCAGTTTCTTAAATAATACAGTAACAATTTAGAAACCCTGCTTTTTTAAGTGGGGTTTTTATTGGCTAAAACTAGCTATATCAACTAGTTACAGATATCCCCGAGTTAACTAATTTTGGTAATTTCAGCTAAATAAGTGCAGGGAAGAAACAAATTCCCATATATTAGGAGAAATACAAAATGGCAACAGTAACCAGAGTACATCCAGCAGTATCAGCAATCGGCGTAGAGTCAATTGGTAACCTACAGTTTTTTACTGTAACATATCCATCAGACGTATCAGCTAAAACTGGTCCTGAATCAACACAAGAAGCAGTTAAAAGAGCTATCATGGACACAGCAACAATCGTTGCAGTTGGTCCTTTAGGTAACAGTGATACAGAGCAAACATTTGCTGTTGAAGCAATTGGTGGCGATATTATTACTAAGGCAAGACTTGATGTGGAGTTTGATAACCTAGGTACAGTAGATTCAATTAACTGTGCTAACGTTGTTGCAACACTTAAAACTTTATACATAGTAGTATAAGTTAGTTTAGTATTAATTAAAGAACCCTGCTTTTTTAAGTGGGGTTTTTTATTGGCGTAAATATCACTATGACCCCAAAACAACGAGATTGGATATATGAAAGCCCTGATAGAGGACAAACGGTCTATCGCAGGAAGATCGGTGATAAACATTTTGAAAGACAGTTAGTAAATCTTCGGGCACCTAAGAAACAATTTTATTCAGATGTCATGTGGACATATAGATCAGAATGGGACGAGCTAGCTAAGAAACATCCTGTTATCAAAGAGTACCTAGACAAACTAATAACCACAGTAAAGTTGATTGAAGAATGATAGTGTGTTGGACATTAGCTGATATTACTTCTACAAGGTACACTCGCAGGCCTAGTAGTATCGTAGACACTAAAAAACGTAATCAGCAACGCAACTACGAAACATTTTTACAGTTGATATCAATGCGTAATCAACCCACTATTGTAATTGAACCTACAATGATTGATGATAGAGATATTATTGTGATGCCATTTGGTAAAACATATCTTCAGGACTTAGGATTTAAATATAATGTATGGATGTTTGCATTTGAATGCGAACAAGAAAGTGTATTTGCAAACACAAGTAGTCTACTTGGCCTGCTGTTAGACGACTTTAACGGGTGCCCTATCATAACTGGACTAGACGAAAATGCTAAAATATCCAATACAATCAATACGATAGGTGAAAAGTGCAATACCTTTTTCCTACACCAAAACCAATAGAAGTGATAAATAAACGCAAAGCATCACAGAATGAACACACACTAGGCACATTCAGGCTCATTACAAACACACTAGATTCAGTGATAAAAACCTATTGATGGAATTTATAAAATGAGTGCAGTAAAAATTGAAAAAGAAAACCTAGAAGCCCACGTGGAATTGTGTGCAGAGAGGTATAACGCATTGGAAGACAAACTCGACGACGTTGAGAGAAAGGTTAGTTCACTAGAAATAGTTGTCAACGAGATCAAACAGATGATCACATATAACAATAATACACGACAAAAACAATTAATCAAATATAGTTTAACTGTAATTGGATCTTTGGTCATATTAGTAGGATGGATGGTGGTACACTTTATGGTACCATACATTTTCACAACCGTATAACTATGTCTGCGGCGAGTCCAACATTTGAGAAATTTAATACACTCGCCCAGCAGAGTATCGCATCAGTATCTAAAAATATAATTGTAAAAAAGAAAGATGCCTACGAAGTATTTGGTAAGTATCGCATACTTAAACAGGAAGATGGGTTTGTTGTTTATGATAAAGATCAAAGAGTTAACACTTTTCTTTCGTCACGTAATGCACTTAGCTATTGTATATTTGAAAAATACTTTAAGTATGAAGATTCTAAATTACTAGAAAGATTAGACGGTCGACTACAGTCAAAATTGTTTGACATTGAAGTAGCAAACCATATTTTAACTACATCTCAAGACAGCTTTAAGAAATTTAACGCATTGGCTAGAGTTGAGTTATATATAGATGAAACAAAAACTATTAAAGAACAAATCAATGAAGTAGTCAACAAGGCTAAATACTTCCAACAAAGGGAATTAGACAATGAAGTTAACAGACATACAACCAAAAACAGACGCTAAATTTATTAGCCGAGTGATCAACAGCTACTTTGCGTCAAAGGTAGATGTCCCTGCATTGAAAGAAAGTAATGCTCGCACAATGCTCACTAAAGTTAAAAAGTTAATTAAAGAAACTAAAGGTACATCTAAGTTCCATACCAGTGAGAAAAGCCCAGCTTATCTACAACTGCTTATGATGGAACAAGCATTAAGTGCTCAATTGATAGAGTATGGTGCTGACAGTGCTAGTTATCAAGGCGGAACTGCATATTCTAATCCTACATCATCAGTAATGGCTAACATTAAACCTGAAGATGAAGAAGAAGAAGATGACGTAGAAGAAGCATGTGGATCTAAGCATAAAAAGAAAAAAATGAAAGAAGCTAAACTAACAGAATCTGAAGTTGAAACAGCACAAGTTGTTTTAGCGGCACAGGACATGGTAGACAAGATTGCAGGCTGGATGGAAGATGTTGCAGATATGCAATACAAAGATTTACCAGGATTAGTTGAAATGATGCGTAACGAAGTTGGTGTTAATGAAGCACAATCATTCTTAGATGCACAAACAGCAACATTAACAACATTACTAGGATCATTGGAACAAGCAAAAACAGAAGCAACAGCGGCTATGGCTCCTTTAACAGGCGAACAAGCAGTTGACCCAAGCGAATTTAGTGGTGAACCAGATCTAGATGCAGGCGTTGATAATGATACTCCGCCAGAATTAGATGCAGATAGCGATGGTGATATTACTGAACCGGATTTAGAACCAGACTTAGGCAGAGAAAGAAGATAAATGAAACTGTTTGAGGTCAATAGTCCTGCACTAGAACTAGCCTCTTTGGTACAGTACCTAATAGGTAAGAGTGACGAGCTTAACACTAAACCTCAAATTAAAACAGATATATTCATTGACATGGCTAGACAAACAGGTATAAACATATCGTTTAGTAATCTGCAATCACTATCATCTCAAAACCCTTTAAAAAACATGATCACAAATATTAATCAAGACACAATTGAATTTGGCATAGCAAACGATTTAAAAATGCCCGTAGACAAAGCAAGAGATGTTGTTAAAAAAATGGCAAAAAGATCATTAAGCAAAAGAACTTAGATAACTATTAATATGCTCCACAAAAGCTCATTCTCTAGCCAGATTGGGCTTTTTTTTACCACTCAGGGTTGACACAAGCACATAAATAGCGTAGTATACATTAAGTGTACAAGGAGAAACAACATGTCTTATTCAGATAAAGTTTTAGATCATTATGAAAATCCCAGGAACGTAGGTTCCCTGGATAAGAACGACCCATCAGTAGGTACTGGCATGGTAGGTGCACCTGCGTGTGGTGACGTTATGAAATTACAGATACAAGTACAAGATGGAGTAATAACAGATGCTAAGTTCAAAACTTACGGATGCGGTTCGGCAATCGCGAGTTCAAGCCTTGTTACAGAAATGCTCAAAGGCAAAACAGTTGAACAAGCACAAGCAATCCAAAATATGGAAATTGTTGAAGAGCTTGCTCTTCCGCCTGTAAAGATACATTGCTCAGTGCTAGCAGAAGATGCTATTAAAAGTGCTCTAGCAGACTATAGAAAAAAGCAAGAAACAGCGTAGTATGGCTGATCCAATAGAAACCCCTTGCATTACAATATGTGCTGTAGAAAAAGGAATCTGTGTTGGGTGTGGACGGACTGTAGAAGAAGTAACTAAATGGCTTGATTATACAGATCACGAGCGTAAAAGTGTAATGGAAAGATTAGAAAAGGAAACACATGATCTCTTTAACTAAAAAAGCCGCAGGGCGGGCTAGTAAATATATATCCAATAGAGCAAGCACTCTTGGTTTACGCATCGGCGTAAAAACTACAGGCTGTTCAGGCATGGCCTATGTATTAGAGTTTGTTGACACTATAGAAGAAGAATTTGACGAAGTGTTCGAAGATCATGGTGTTAAGTTAGTAGTAAGCAAGAAAGATCTAGTGTACCTTAACGGTCTACAATTAGATTATCAAAAGAAAGGACTCAATGAAGGCTTTGAGTTCATCAATCCAAACGTTAAAGCTGAATGTGGTTGTGGAGAAAGTTTCACAGTTTAGTTGACTTCTGTTAGGTGACCATATATACTAATAGTATGATTATAAAAAAATACGATTACCAGGCATTAGCCAGAACAACTACTGAGCATCAACGTTTATACACATGCCCAGACGGCAATGCTGTATCTAGTGTTACTACTATATTAGATAAAACAAAATCAGCAGAAAAAACAAAAGCTCTAGCCAATTGGCGTAAAAGAATGGGCGAGGCAAAAGCAACAGAAATAGTTACAGAAGCCGCTAACCGTGGAACACGCATGCACACTTACTTAGAAAAGTATGTGCTAGGTGAGGAACTAAAAGAAACAGTATCAAATCCATATGCTCAGCAGAGTTTAGATATGGCTAAGATAGTTGTTGAAGAGGGATTATGCAATGTAGATGAGTATTGGGGGACAGAAGTTGCGTTATACTTTCCAAAAATATATGCAGGTACAACTGACCTAGTTGGTGTACACAAAGGTGAAGCCGCAATACTCGACTTTAAACAATCAAACAAGCCTAAAAAGCGTGAATGGATTGAGGACTACTTCCTACAACTAGTAGCCTACGCAGAAGCACACAACGAAGTATATGGTACAGACATTCGTAAAGGTGTTGTGCTTATGTGTACAAAGGACTATAAATATCAAGAGTTCATAACAGAAGGTGTGGAGTGGGATATGTGGAAACAAAAATGGTGGGACCGCGTAGAACAATACTATAAAGAACAACGATGATTGATTTTCTATTTTTTCTAATAGTAAAGCACATAATATGCGACCTTGGTCTGCAAAGCCAATTTCTCTGGGGTAAGACACATAATAAACAACATTACTTTGGTTGTCATTTACACTATTTCCATCATGGGTTAGGCACTTTACTAGTTGCATTATTTTTTGTTCAACCTCTCTTAGCATTAGCTCTGGCACTTGTTGATTATGTAGCACATTGGAATATTGATTTTTGTAAACACAGAATTAATAACGCCTTAGGTAGTACACGTAAAGATAAATTGTTTTGGTGGATAAATTCAGTTGATCAAGGCTTACACATGTTAACTTATTATCTTCTTGTCGCCTATGCTAATTCCTAGATAAATATACTGATAACAATGGAACTTTAAAAAAGATGGCTACAGTACAAATCTCAAGAATACAACATAGACAAGGTCTAGCAGAAAACTTACCTCAATTGGCAGGTGGCGAACTAGGCTGGTCCATAGATAATAGACAGTTATATATTGGTAACGGAACCATTGCAAATGGTGCACCAGTAGTTGGTAACACAGAGATACTAACTCAATTCTCAGATATCGTCCAACTAGCAGACACTTACACATATAAAGGTGCCGCCGCAGGATATACATCCAAGACAGGAGCATTAACAAGTACACCTGTAACAAGAACATTACAAGGTAAATTAGATGACTTTGTATCAGTAAAAGACTTTGGTGCAGTAGGTGATGGAGTTACAAATGACACACTTGCAATTAATAGAGCATTGTATGAAATATTCTGTCGTGAAGTAAACCCAGAAGTACGAAGAGGCTTATATTTTCCAGCAGGAACTTATCTAACAAATGATACAATATTAATTCCACCTTATGCTAAGATATGGGGAGAAGGAATGCACTCAACAGTGATCAAACTAGATGTTGATCCGTCGAGTACTATTGCATCATATATGGCTAGAACAACAGACAGCCTACAACAAACAGGAATTAACATTGGTACTAACTCAGCAATAACACCTAAGAATGTTGAAATATCATCATTGACATTTGAAGCCGCTGAGATTACTAATATCTTTTTAGTAGAATCAATCGATCAAATGTATTTTGATTCAGTTGGCTTTAAAGGAACACTAACATCCTCAGATTTAAATGTAGCCACAGATGATGCAAGTTGTATACGAGTTAATGGAACAAGTGCAAACATTTCACGTGCAGTAACATTTGATAAATGTGCATTTACTAATATGACCTACGCATTTAAGATTGATGAACGTTGTCAAGGTTGGACAGTAAGTAACTCAAAATTCGAAACACTATACAATGGTGTAGTTTTAGGTACTTCACTAGTTGACGGTGGTCCAAAAGGATTTAGGACAGTACATAACTTCTTTGATGAAATTTATGGTTCAGCAATTGTTTATGATCTAGTTAGCACTTGTGCTACTGCCCATAACATATTTTTAGATAATTGTGGTAAACAATTTGGTGCAAGTCCACAAGTACCAGTAATTGATTTTAATACTAATAATAATATATCAATTGGTGACATGTTTGAACGTAGTGATGCTGATAGTTTAACATTCCCAAGAATTGATGTAGGTACAACAACATCAATTGGTCTAGACAATACCAAACAAATCCAGTTAGGTAGTTTTGTTCGTGAAAGTGGTAAAACTGCTACACTTACGGATAACACAGCAGTTGCCGCATCAGTATTTACAGTGGATACATCAAACATAACAGCTTGGTCATTGGACTATACCATTACGAGAGGCTCAAATATAAGACACGGTTCAATGAAAGTACGTAATACTAGTACTCCGCTTGTTGATGATGAGTATGTTGAAGATGC